AGTGCTTATTGATTAATTCTACCAGGACCTTGTTATCATATTCAACACCTTCTGCATCCAAGATTTGTCGAATGCGTTTGAAGAACTGTGCTGCAATACCCTGTCTTTCTTTTCCTTTGATTCCAAACTCAATGACGGCACACCTGGAGTGGAGGGGTTCAAGGATTTTGTTTTTGTAGTTGCAGGTAAAGATGAATCTGCAATTGCCAGCGAACTCCTCAATAAACGCCCGTAATAGGAGTTGTACATCATTGGATGTGTTGTCAGCTTCGTCAATGATAATGACTTTGTGTTTAGAATCTGACGTAAGTGATACGGTCGAAGCAAAGTTTTTCGCATTATTTCTGACGGTATCAAGGAATCGTCCTTCATCGGATCCGTTGATGACATATACATCTACTCCAAGTTCTTTACATAGTGCCTTTGCTACTGTTGTTTTACCGATGCCTGGAGGACCGGCAAGTAGCATATTAGGTATCTCACCCTTATCCAGGAAAGATTGAAAGGTCTTCTTCGTACTCTCAGGAAGAATACATTCTTCAATAGTTTGTGGTCTGTGCTTCTCAACCCAGATGAAGTTACTCATAATCAAATCTACTTGTCCTTTAGTATACCACAACCTTTCGGTTCTGTGTCCAAATCCATACCCTGTCCTTGATTGTCTGTCTTTGGACTTCCCTCATTTTTCTTTTCAGTTTTTTGAAATGAAACTCTTTTGTATCTGTTAGCAAATATGTCTGGACACCAATAAGATACAATCCAATTAATAGTAGGATTTAGTTCCATGTGTTTCTCAACACTGTGTTTCATAATACCTATTTGAATGTATCCATCGTGCATAATACATCCACCACTCTCTAATGAATAAAGATAAAGTGTTTTTATTTTTTCTTCTTTCACTCTATACCCATTCAGGTTTACGATTTGGTATTCTCAAATAATTCTTAGATACCCATGGTTTAGATGCAATGTACATCTTATAAGCTTCGATGGTACTTATATTCATATCAAACTTAAACTCCTCAGGCATTGCTCGAACAAATGGAGTCAGTTTCGAACGATGAATAGCATCTAATGGAAAGATTTTATTTGCATGTGCAAGAGTATGAAGACATGAATGAATTTTTCCATATCGATTAGAATACTCCTCACATAATGCAAGACCGTGACGGATCAACCATCGGGCATTTGCGACAGTTTCGTTTGCCCATATTGTGCAGGGGTGATTACGGAAGGCACCCTTATCGGTCGCATATGGGGTTCCATCGGTCTTAGGAAGAGTTCCATACCCATGCCCCCATTTGTCTGAGGCAACGATAGAGAGCATCTGACAGCACTCTAAGGGCATCTTGACGATGTGCTTGTCAGGAAGAACCTGTGCAGACTTGACCGGACTTTCGCTTGTCACAAAAATATTCATGTTAATAGTTTACTAAAACTGATTGCCAGTAGGAACATAAGCATTATAACCACATCCCAAGATTTTGTCCTTATAAAGTAAGGAACTGAAATCATATCAGCAACAAAGTGAAGCATCACTCCAAGAGTTATATTGATATGAAGAACAACAAAATATGCAGTAATCACTAGGATACTACCAGTTATTCTCATTGGGACATCAACTTTGGTCATTTCAAAGGTCGAGTAAAGATTTCAGATACAATGTCTGTCGCACCCATTGCCTCATACATATAAGTCGCACCGGATCGTGGATTTGTATGGTCTCCACAGGTAAACACATCACATACTGCCATACCATTCTCCGGCCATGTATGAATACTAATGTGAGACTCGGCAAGAAGTGCTATGGCAGTTACACCATGAGGATCAAACTTATGTGATGAAATATCTAATAAGGTGCTTTCAGATAGTGTTGCAGCATTTGAAAGCACATTGCGAATATGTGCTTCATCATCTAATAATCCATATGGACACCCTTTAAGGGTGAAGAGAATGTGTCTCATCCGAATGTCGAATCAGGTTCCAGAGCAATATAATACTTGAGATTGTGTTGTGTATTCGTGAATTGTGACAGAAGTTTAGAGGACACTACTACCTCATAGGCACCAGGAATAATCTTGATGTTTTCTACCTTAAAGTTAAATTCAAAATCATCACTGGTCTCACCAACAACAATGGCATACTCGTTAGAAGTATCGTTCTTCTTATCACGAACCACCAGTTTGATAACACCATTCTCACCAATGGCAGACATATCAGGCAGTTGATATACTGCTGCTGCTTTGGTCAATTTTTCAAGTGTTACACTATCCAACTGGAAGCATACATCTTGAGATGGCAATGTAATCTCTTTCTCCGGAGGAGCAATAATTACATTCGGGTCGGCAAAGAAATACTTCACACGACGTTTGCCTTCTTTGATACTCAAGTAACTGTCTTGATTAAAGTCAAGGTCAGGATCCTGATGAAGACTCAAACCGTTCAAGAACTGGTTGAGATCATAAATCGCAAAGTCCCGTGGGAAATCTTCTTTGATTTCTGCTTCGGCAAGAATGTTCTTTGCCACAGAGATAGTGCGGAGTTTGTTGCCTTGCTTTACAAGAATAGAATTGTTAATACCCGCAAAGTTCTTGAGGATAGCAAGTGCGTTGTCAGACAGTTTCATTGTGTGTTCTTTGAGTTTCATTATTATTGAGGGTACGTTTCACGTTTTGCGTTCTTATCGTTGAAATGCATCAGAAGAACAGCATAGTGAAGGATCTTAATTATATCACGACGTGCCGTGCCTTTCTTATCATATCGTGATGCATACTTAAGAATATTACATCTAGAGAATGCTTCACCATCTCCACAAGCTTCAATCAAATCCAGTGTCTGAATTTTATCGTCACCAGCAGAATAATGTTGCCTATAAGTTCCTCTAATATACTCAAGAAGTTCTTTTACAATCTCCTCCTCATTATATTTGAAAGGAGTTGCTGAGGTTGGAATAAAATCAATAGGACTTTTTTGCGTATTCAAATTAATGTTTTCATCCATTTTTAAAATTTCATCATAAAGCATGGACCAAGAGTTAGTCATAACTTATTATATCAAGAAAAGTTGTGTGCGTCAAGAGATTCTTTTTGCTGCTCTTCAGTAGGCATCACAAAATCAGCATCCACTTTGTCATAGAGTTCCAAGAATGATTGTTTAGTCTCATCATCAAAACGACTCACACAAACTTGGATTGCTTTTGCCTTATCTTTGAAGATACTGAAAGCACGGATGATGTGAACCAGACGACGGGTGCTGATGATTTCATCAATACCACCATCATAAAAAGTTTTGCGAATGATGTCTGCCCAATCTACAAGACGTTTGCAGAAGTCAGTATCTTTCACTCCAAGATCCAAAGCAATACCCTCAAGGATTTTCTGTTCAGTCGCAGGAGTTGGATATGACTGCTCAAAGGTCACAGGAAAACGCTCAAGAAATGCTTCATTCAGAACATTAGTGCCGATAAAACGACCATCATCAGAACCTTTACCTTTTGTGTTCGCAGTGGCAAATACATTGAAACCTTTTGTTGGTTTTACATACTTACCAATCTTTTTCAGGAACACACCCTTACCTTCAAGGATGGATTGGAGACATAGAATTTTGTTAGAAGCAAGGTCAACTTCATCGAGCAACAGGATTGCTCCTCTCTGGAGTGCTTCAACGACAGGTCCATCCTGCCAAGTAGTCACTGATGTTTCTCCATCTTTACTCAAACGAAAACCACCAATAAGATCATCCTCATCTGTCTCAATAGTGATATTCACCCGGATCAATTCACGTCCAAGTTGAGCACAAGCTTGCTCTACAGATAACGTTTTACCATTACCCGAAAGACCCGTAATGAACGTTGGATAAAAAAGACGGGACTGAATAATTTTTTTAAGATCACCAAAGTTACCAAACTTGACGAAAGTATCATCTTTATCAGGAATCAAATTTTGCTCAACAGTAGGCATGGCAGGAGGTGCCTGATATGTTTGCTCAAGTTTTTCCTGAATAGTCAGGTTCCACTTACCACGTCCAACTTTATAATCAGCAATTTTATTTGTAACTGTCTGATAGTTAGATCCATTCATCGCACACCATCCACGAATATCGGAACCAGTTACAGACTCTCCATAAAGTTCTTGTAAAGAAGTAATAATGTAATCAACGGAAAGTGACATGCTCTTGCTTTGTTTGTTTCAACTGAAGTTATTATACAAGAAAAAAGGGGTCTTGACGACCCCCAGTGGACAGTTTAAGAATTGGTCAGATGCTCTTTCAACTCTCTGATCAATTTTCTACGAGAGTGCCTTCTATCCAACTCAATACCAACAGTTCTACCATACTCTTCAAGTTCATCCTTACTCATTTCATCAATAGAAACATCACTTTCAAAAACTTCTTGAGTAGGTTCAGGAGCAATTGCTTCTGCCGGTTCTGAAGGGACTGCAACTGGAGTAGGTTGTGCAGGTGCTGCTGGAGCTGGTGCCGGAGTTTTTCCTCCCAATAAATCTCCAAATTTAGACATTCTTAATACCTATTACTATAAAAATATTTATCAAGCAACGAGTCCCACAAACTCATTTAGAATTTTCTTATTCATTTTTTTGTTCTTCAAACTCTTCATAAAAGATTTTTTGATTTGTGTTTTAGAAGCATCTTCTGATACCTCAAATTCAGATTCACTTGCGAGAGTTGTTGCCGAAAGTGCAATATAAGAGTGATAACCAGAATTTTTGATAGAGAATGATTTCTCCTTTTTCCACTGGTTTTGTATTTGCTCTTTTAATTTATATTCACCCAAAGTATAACGACTAATAAAACGATGAGAATCACGAGACTCAAGAACACGAATACCAATAAAATTAGTATCAGTAAAATTGTCTCTCAAATTTTGAATTAAAATATCAGTATAATCATCCCATATAGAATCTAAAGAATAAGTGTTTCCTGTTTTACGATCACGAAGATAACAATTATCACCAATTCTTCCAAGTCCAATAAAAGGTTCAAACTCCCATGAACGTTGAATCTCACGATGATAAGTAAGTCCATAACCCTCACCATCACTCAATACGACACACTGAACTTTTTGAACTTTAGTATTTTTCTTGAATTGTGGAATAATTTGATGAAGTGCAATCATCGTTTCATTCAAAGGAGTTCCGGACAATCCCATTCCAACAGGGATAGAATACCTTCCCCCAAAAGTAATATATTGTGCGAGACGAAACATATTCTTCAGTTGTTTTTCCAAAGTTTTAGAATTGACTTTGTGTGACAAAATGTTCATCAAAGAAAACTGTTCTCCAACCTGCATCAAACCATCTTTTTTCTCATATGGTCTTTTACAGCAAAGTTGTTCTCCATCATCACTCATTAATGGATATTCATTCGTGAATGCATATACCTCAAATGGAATAGAAACTTTCTTACAGAACCATACAAGATTGAATAACTGTTTCATAGTATCCATCATTACATGGGTCATCGAACCAGACCAATCAAGAATGAAAATCAATCCATGGTCTTTACCATCGGCAAGTGTGGTTACTTTCTTGAACAAGTCTTCGTTGTATTTGTAGGTGTGAAGTTTAGAGCAGTCCAAAACTCCAGTACGACTGGTAGTAGCACGAGCATAACTATTAGCAGATTTTCTACATTCAAATTCTTTGACAAGATAATTTACCTCTTTCTGTGCCGATTTTTTAAATTTCATAAACTCACCGTCAACATAATCAAACAAATAAGGATCGTGTGGATTGTCCCAAAGTTCATCACATTTATCATGAATCTCTTTATTTGGAACAATAATATCATCAAGATTAACTTTAGGAAGTTCTACATAAACATTCTCAATTCCATCCATTGATGCAAGTTTTTTAATTGCATCCTGTAATGAATCCATCGTATCAACTTTAGGTTCAGGATTAGTTTCTCCACCTTGACGAACATGCTCGGTGTCTTGCTCGGCAACATGCTCGGTGTCTTGCTCGGTATCAGCACTATCTTCAGATTCTCCAGGTTGCTGTTGTTGCTCCATAGAATCATCAGACTGTTCTTCGGTTGAACCAGAACTTTGTGATTCCAATGAATCCATATCAGTCTTGGTTTCTGTATTCATCTGATCCTGACAATACTTATAGAGTGCCTGTGCCGCAATCAGAACATCATCAAAATCCTCACAACCCTCAATCATACGGACGATAGGCATCTCTACATCTTCACCGAAAGGAATATCAACAAAGTTACCAATCTTGAAGTGAAGATTTACACGGTCGGCAAGATTCATCTTACTTACATCTTCACACTCAACACCAAAGAAGTCCTCATCGGCAAGAACATTATATCCTTTATAGAAGGTCTTAGGAATGCCAGCATAACGACGCTTCATCATTTTCTCAATACGAACATCCTCCACCACATTCACAAACTGTGGAGGTATCTTGTATTCTTTTATCCAATCACGATCTGGTGTGTAAAGTGCATGTCCCACTTCATGTGCCACCAACATATCATATATCTCATTACCTGCTTTATCCCAGTTCGGCAATGTCAGCACACGAGTATGAACATTGAAACATGCGGTCTCAACATTCTTATTCTCAACCACAAGGTCTTCGGTGGCAAGAAGTTTAGCAAGTTGAGATTTGATTTCGTGCCTGACGGTCATTGGTTTGATGCGTATGAACGTAGTATACAATAAAAAACCACCCCGTAAGGAGGTGGTGTTCCAGTTTGGGAAGTGTCAGTCATTGCGATAATCTCAGTTTGCGTTCTGGTGACGGACTGTGTGTATATGGATCATCATAAGGAAAGATGTATTCTCGATACCAACCGATACTCAAACTTTCCCAAAACTCACCATAACCCCATTCATCACCATCATTATAACAGTAAAGAATGAAATCGATGTTGTGGAAACCTTCAAGAAAGTATTCCCATTTAGAAATTAAAGTCATCTTAGTTTGTTTTACCTGTAGTCAGTATACAAAAGAACCTCCCTTTTTGGGGGAGGTCATGTGACGGTTCTTGAAGTGTCTCAGTGCTTCCTTTCGGGAACGCATTGCCTGAGGTTTCAGTTTTCGTTTCTGTTCTTTCTTAGAATGGTGGTGTCTATTTGGGACTTGCATTGTTCTTTGATGTATCAGGACATCATACGGGAAAAACCTTTGACTTTCTCGAAACGGATGACACTTTGGAATTTGTCATGTAAGTCTGACTTATGAGAGATGACGAATATATTAGCATCCTTTATCACATAACGAATAATTTTTAGGAACTCTTCGGTTCCAAATCCATCGAGTGAAGAGTCAAATACTTCGTCCATAA